AACAATCAGTCAAAAAGGGCTAACTTGTCTTCCGGTGGGGATTCCATGGTTAAAAAATTAGCAAATGTTAAGACTGAAGCGCAATTCGATAACTTAAAACCCGAATTAGTTGATTACATAAACAATCTTGAAGCTCCAATAACCCAAAAGAATATGTTATTAAAAACTGTAAATGGCCCGTTTATTAGTAGAAAGGGTTCTGCCAATGCTGCGGTGAAAATTATGTCTTCTCTAAGGGCATCAAACATAGACGAGTCATTTGACAACATTTTTGGAAAATTGATCAATGAAAAAACTTGGATAGATGACGATTTTAAAATAGATACTATGGAAGTGCTTTCATTAATCTCCAAATCTAAATAATCTTGTGAATATAAAGATAAAATCCCTTAGACCAGATTCCTTATCTGAAAAATCCTTACAGAAACAATATCTGTATAAGGATCTGGAATTGGATATGGCGTCAGATGTGTATCTAAATAAACAGTTAAATAAAAGGGAGTCTCTGAAAGATCTTGCCGCTATTTATGATATAGAAGCAGTAAAAAATAGTATAGTGACTGCATTTTTAACGGCCCCCGGTGATAAAATTCTAAATCCCACATATGGTATCGATTTACGACAATATTTATTTGAACCAATAGATGATTTCATTATAGATATAATAACAGATGATATCGAGAACAAACTTCCTGAGATGGAACCAAGAGTTCAAGTAATTGGGGTGAAAGTAGAGGGAGACGAGGATAATAACACAATATTTGTGGAATTACAAATAAATGTTCCAACTTTAAATGTGTATGGTATATCCATTAAATCGGAAATAAATTCTAGTGGATATTCTATCCCTTAATCTAAATACTATAGTGGATAATCAGAATTTAGAATATAACTTACCGACTCAAGCATATGTTAATTTTGATGCGCTTTCGTTAAAAGCGTATATGATAGAACAGCTTAATAAAAACGGTAAGTTCACTGATCAAAACTATGAAGGTAGCAATCTAGCGGCGATTCTAGATATTTTGGCATATTATACACATGTGTTAATGTTTTATTTGAATCAAACCTCATCAGAATCAATGTTTTCACAAACAACTATCTATGAAAATATGAATAAGATAGTAAAATTGATTGGATATAAACCAACGGGTAAACAAACATCTCTTTGTCCAATAACATGTTCCACTAATTCTAATTTACTTCAAGGTAGTTACTATATCAGAAAGTATAGTTATTTTTTAGTTGATAATATACAATACAATATATTAAATGATCATACATTTGAAAAAATAACAAATGGGGTGGAAGACATAACATCTATAAATAATCAGGTAGTGTTGTATCAGGGAACGATTAGTGAATATCCAACATATACTGTAATGGGGGATGAATACGAGACATTTCCCATAGTTGTTGATAACTTAGTAAACACAAACGATAACAAGTTCATATCACATGGTACAATTAGTGTATATGTCAAAGAAACGTCTACCGATAGTTGGTATGAATATATAGAAGTAGATTCATTATTTTTAACTAATTCTACAGATAGGGTATATGATTTAAGATTGAACGAGAACGGACACTATGAAGTAAAGTTCGGTAATGGTATATTTGGTAAAAAATTGGAAAAGGATGATCAAGTTTCTGTATTTTATATTTTAAGTGATGGTGATAGGGGTCAAATAAGCAAAGGTAGTATAAACGGTAATAAGTTATTTGTGTATAATAATTCTAGATTCAATGAAATATATGATGATATCACAAACGACAATCTTGGATATCTGATCAACCAGACCTATAGTGGATCATTAACCTTTCGAAATCCATCTAATTCAACGTCATTACAAGATGCCGAAACGGTTGATGATATTAGGGAAAATACTCCAGTATTTTTATCATCCCAACTTAGATTGGTTACAGAATTTGATTATGAAAAATATCTTAAGAAAAGTATACCAAATATTTTAAACGATGTAAAGGTGGTGGATAATAATGTGTTTATCGGGGAATACATAAATTATTTTTATACTATATGTGTAGATCCGAATAAAGTTAATAGGGTATTATTAAATCAAGTTAATTTTGCAGATTCTTGTGATTTTAATAATGTTAATATATTTTGTGTACCAACGTTCACGATATTAGAAGATGAACAATATCCAGATTACTTAAACAACAGTTATAAAACTTTAATAAAAGATATAACCAAAGATAAAAAAATGATATCAAATGAGGTAGTGCCAAGAGATCCTATTTACATGGCACTGGATTTTGGATATACCCAAAATACTGTAAGCAAGAACATATTTAAGACTACTAAATTGGTATTAGTTAGGGAAAAAAATAATAAAAAGAATAAAGAACAATTAAAAAGTCAGATCGTGTCAATTATATTGGATTATTTTTCCCCAACTAATATAAAGTTGGGACAACGTATTGATATGTCAGATTTAACATCTCGAATTTTAGGAATAGATGGAGTTAAAAATCTAAGAACAGTTAATTCAGATGGAAGTATATTAAATGGATTATCGTTTGTTATATGGAATCCTATGTTTGAGGGGGTGGACGAACAATTAATAACACAGACCACAACTATGGAATTTTTCAAATATCCTTATATATATAGACCAAAATCATTAATAAACCGTATTGATATAATAGACGAATAATGGCAACAACATTTATAGACTTTAACGTAATTGATTTTACTGGAAATAATGCACTATCTTCGTACGCATTATCATCCACTCCATTGTTATTTGTTCCAGAATTTCAATTATTCGAGGATCAAACTAATAGAGTGGTTTGGGATTTTGGAGACGATACGTTTTCCAGATCCACATCAGCCTTTAAATACTACACCGTTCCCGGAAAATATTTAATTAAAATGACAGTATATGATTGTAATAATAATTCATTACAATCATATTTTGAGAAAGAAGTGGTGATATATGATTTTATACCATTAACATTCAACATAATTACTACTCCAGATCCATTAACATTTATTTGCGGTAAACCCTCTTCGGAAATGGTGATAAATTCTTATTATCCAGTATACCAAGAACCATTAAATTTATTTTATACTGTTTATAATAGTAATAGTATGAATTATTGGGAATTGGTGAATTATAAAAATAATCATTTATATAAAACTTATAATATGTATGATTTATTTTATAATTTCGGGTTATCATCATATCAATATAGAGAGATTGATATTATCATACCTACCACTACAAAATTATTTGGAAAAATCGAAGGAAATAATATAATTTTATGTAATGGTGAAGAAAATGGGTGTTTTCATGTTGGGTGTTCAGGAACCAAAACCATTTATTATAAAGATGATGAATTATCTAATAGTGTTAAGATATATTTAGCCTTTGATAAAACAAAGTATACTATACCTAGTATTAATGAAAGTATGAATTATCTTAATAATTTAGGTATATCTTTATCTGGAGAAGTTGTATTAAATATTCCGAGTTATTTATCTGTAACTTCAAATGGATTGGATGGGGAAGGATACCCCATCACATCATTCAATATAAATTCAATTAAATTTTACAATACTCAAATACCCTTTGTTGTTAAGGTTAAAGACGGTGAAAATTTCACTATTAAAAACGTAGATGAGTTGGAATTATCAGCCTTAAATATTTCAATAACAACAAGTAATCAATATAATATTTCATCTTTAAATTATACACTATCGGCATATAACCATGGGGGATCTTTTAGAGGATATGTGGAATTTATAAATCTAACCGCTACTGATGTAACAGAAAATGTTATAATATCGGTAGACACAACCATTGTAAGTGGAACTAGTTCGTATTATCTTAGTGGACAATCATCATCATTTGATATATACCCTTCTAATTATTATGATGTGTATAAAATAAATGAGAGCTTTAATCCATCAGAAACATTACGAGATATATCATTTCAGGAAATATTGTTGGATAACGATGTATTATTTAATGATTTTTTTGGAAGCCTATTGGGGAATAAAACTTCCACTCACGAAGGAATTGGACTGAAAATATATGAAAAAATATCTAACTTCACTGACAATAATATCGACTTGGATTATTGTGAATTAGAAGCATTGGAATCATTGTGTCAATATATAGGATATAATGATATAAATGAAGAAAAATATGTATATCCTGAAAAAATAAAACGATTGGTTGATCTATTATCTGTTAATAAAAATAAATTGTTCGGAGTAACCAACAAATTTAATAATAATTTCGATACAAAATATAGAACCACTAAAGAGACATATGGTATAAATCTAGGTGATAAAATTGATCCATTAACATATATAGTAACCCCCGGTAAAGATTTAGTAGCACTTGAAAAGTTTAGTAATACTTATACAAGGTTAAATACCCAACAGCCTCCATCAAATTTAAATATTTGGGAACATATGTGTGCGCAAGTTGATAGTAGATTGGTTGGAAAAGATCCATTATCATCTTCATATCTATTTGAACCAACTAGTCTTTCTGGTTATCGTCCAGAAAATCCTGATTCTTGGCTGTATGGTATAGATAAAACTGGATGGTCCGCTTCTGAGTATTTTGGGGATCAAGCTATTGTATTAACTCCACGACATGTTTCGTTTGCTGCCCATTATTTTGGAGGAACCCCTCCACCACCGGGAGTACCGTTTAATTTTTATGATTTAAGCGGTAATTTAACTATAGGAACCGTTCTTAGTTCAACACGTATAGGTTCTACTGATATAAGAGTAGTGTTATTGACGAATGATCTTCCCGATACTATAAAACCTGTTAGGATAGCGTCTAATGAATTTTTAGACTATATAGATTGGGCATCTGCATCAGATCCAAGAAGTCGAACACCTATGGTTTGGAGAAATAAGTTCAGAATAGCCAGAACATTGGATCATGATAATACTACAGGAAACCAGTCATTAACATCCAATTGGTATTCGTCAGATCCAACAGATCCAACAAGATTAGATTTTTATTCGCAAGCTATACAATTTGATAGTGGTTCCCCTATATCATTTTTATTTAAAAATGATGCTATATTGGTTGGACATTTTTTATATGGATATGGTAATGAGGCTGGTCCAAGATATGGATCATATTTAACTGAAATTAAAAATGCTATAGATGCTTTAAATTTAAATGCATCTATAGCTGGAGACTATAATCTAGATGTAGTTTACCCGAGCGAAGTAGATTCCAGTTACCCGTATTATCTAAGGGATTATTCGGATGATTGGGGGTGGCCATTGGTATTACCTGTTGATTTTGAGTTCCCAGATATGGAAAAATATTACATATTTTTTGAGGCAAATAATCAATACGATAATACTGTAATGGACGGGATCATAGATTTTGAAAATACTAAGACCACAGTTCCTATAACAATTAATAATTCCGATCTAATTATAGAGGATGGGATATATGATAATATGTTTTTGAGCACGTTATATAAATCATTATCTTTAATTGTATAAATCAGCCAATGGGATATACTGTTAAATACGTCAACTTATCAGAGTTGTCATATTGACAATTACTAAATAATATAATGAATATAAATAGAATAAAAATAACTGAGTTTCCGATCAAGGATACAATCACAAACAATGAATATGTGGTGGTTATTGAAAATAATCAAAACTATTTAATGGGATTATCCTCTTATTTTGATGGTAATTTTTCACAATTTGATACTTTAATTGGGGAATTGAGCGCAACCACTAATAGTCTTGCTGAGATAACAAATACCTCCAGTATAACTATCAGTAGTTTAACAGTTGACGTTAGTAATATTTTTGATGATATTAATACTTTACGAGACAACGAAATCAATATAAATTCTGAGTTGGATACCAAGGCTCCAATATTAGTTAATGGTATTTCGTTATCCGACACCGACTATGTTTCAGTATCGAGTCATTTAAATGGATATCTCATCTTTACGAACAGTAATACTAAAACATATATGATAGTAGAAGACCCAACATTTCCGGTATGGGGTAAGATTACGTTGAGAAACAATGCAACACAGGGAAATTTATTAGTTGGATATGACTATGGCATCACACTGGATGGTGATCAAGGTAAACTTTTAGTTCTTTCAAAGGAAACATTAGAACTGGTTAAAGTGGAGGATTTAAAATGGCACATTTTATAATACTAATATGTTGATTATAATTAAATAAAGAATATGGCTCATTTATTCGCACATGACAAAGAGGAAGGTTACTTACCCATAAGGATGTCTTATTATAGTAATTTAGAAGCCACATATCCTGCGGAATTAGAAGGATCAATAACATATGAGATATTAAATCCTCCAAATGGGACTTTTGAAACTGATGAGGGAACCTATGGTAATGATGTAGTTTTACCAAATTTTATATATTACCCTTCAGAAGATCCCGGATACGGTTTAGATCAATTTACATTTAGAATAACTGATGGTGTCGAATACTCCAACACCGCAATAATCAACTTAAGAATTGACACATCAACACCACCACCAACATGGAGAATTGGTAGCAGGGTTAAAACAAATTCTTCTATAGAAACAATTAATGTTTATTCCACAAAACAATACCAAAATCCAGAATTTGATATACTCCAAACTTATAATAATGAAAATGTTGTGGGAACCATTCGAGACGCACATTTTTGCGATATATGGGCGCAAAATGATCAATTTCAATATTTGGATGTGTGGAGATGTTATGTTTTATTTGATGATGGGATTGAAGGTTGGGTTAATTATGATGAATTATTAGTTGCTCAAACATTGACCCCAACAGTTATGCAATCAAGTGTTACTCATTATGATATAACTTGGTATTTTGATGCATTATATCCAGTTGGTAAATTTGTTAATGGAGAACCTTTCGTTATAGGTCCAGTTACAGTTGCATATATAGATCCTGATATTAGAGATAGTAATAGCGGATCTAGAAATGGTTCTATGGTGAATCCCATAACTGATAGCGATCAAGGGTTTGATAGTAATGCAGATCCACTTCCGTCAGAACAAGCGTATGTTTATAATTATTACAGATCTACATTAAATGCGTCTTTATCAACTCCAAACCTTATTCTAAACCCTGATGATGTTTTAGTATCATCCAAACAAACCGATCTAGTTTTTAAAACTAGAACCGATGGAACTACTTATTGGGCAGTCGAAGATACGAAATTTAAAACTATAGCAGCATTAACAGTATTATCAGAATCTCCCCCCATTAGTAGTTTTCGTCCTTCAATATGGGGAACTGATAGAACTATTAAATGGAATTATAATGATATAAATTGGGATTTATTACCAAATTTAGAACCCCCATATACCACCGTCCCCTATGAAACTATAATTCCAAAATTTTTAAAAGCATTACCTTGGTTTGAATGGTCATCACATTCTGGGGCAAATGATTTTAGACCAAGAAATAATTTTAGTGATGGTGGTTTTGAGTATGGTCGAGAAGTAGCTAGTAAATTTGGAGGAATCGGATTATGGTTAGCGTGTGATTGGGGTGATATCGACAAACAGAGAGATGTTGCTATAAAAATGATACAAAATGGATTGGATATTTATGATTGGTTCCAAAATGGTGGTTCTGCATTACCTGATGGTGGTCACAATGCTGGTAAAAAATTACCAGTAGTTATTGCTGCGACATTACTTGAAGATACCACAATGAAAACTTGGTTGTCTGCCAATCCAAATGCATTTCAAGAGGATGGTCAACTATTTCGTATAAGTGAAGCTGATCCTTATATTCGTAGATATCTTCCTGAAAATGATTCTTGGTATGGTAGACGAGTTGACAACTACACAGTTGATATGATAGGACTTCCAGAGTGGGGAGCAAGGCATTGTCGCGGAACATACACTCAAAATTTAACAGGGTGGGAACAAGACGAAGAACTCAAATGGGATAATGCTTATTGGTTAGTTGCATATAGAGATGTTAATTTTGGTGGAATGATGCCTGCATGGTTTGCAGCAAGACTTTTAAATATGGAGGATGTTTGGGCAAATCCAGTGGCGTTTGATTATATGGAAAGAGTTGCAAAACTACAAGGACCAGCTAGAGGTAGGCAAGAGTTCGGAGATTTCACTGTAGAACTTTGGGAAAAGTATCATGTTATATCACCTGAATTATCTGCGACAGGGCTTATACCATTACAAAACCATAGTATAATTTATTCATCATCGGAACAATTTGGACATCCAGCCACAAATGTTTTAAATGAAAGTACATTTGATGATTGGTGGACATTATCAGAGACAGAAACAACACCAGCAGCACCCCCACCACATTCTATAATTATAGAATTAGATAAACATTATAATTTAATGGGGGTAGATGTTCGTTCTACTACTAGACAAAATGATGGATATTTATTGGATTTCCAAATGTATGGTAGTGTTGATAATTCAACATGGCAACTTTTACTTGATAGTTATGTGGGGTCATCAGATCAGTTATTAACGGTTCTTTTCCCAACAATGTCAGCGAAGTATTTTAAATTAGTGGCCCCATGCACATACACATATCCGGGTGGAGATTGGAGAATAGGGACTGCACAAAATAGACCATCCTTAAATATAAAGTTAAATCGTTTACAATTAAGACAACCAGTATCGGAAGTTGTAGATCCATTAAGCGGAATGACAGTTGTTTCACCATTATCTATATTTGCTGTAAGTAGTGAAGGAACGGTTGGAACTTCTGGTGCTGATCATAAAGGAATACATTGTATTGATAACAATCCCAATACATATTGGGGATCTTGTTGGAGAAATCCAAGATTTATTCCACCACATTGGATAATGTTCGATTTAGGAGAATCTAAAACGGTTTCTGGACTTAGATATTACCCATATGCGTCATATCCGCATTATGGTAGTTTTAGAGATTATGAGATTTATGTTACGAATAATGCATCAACAAATATCAATCAATGGGGATCACATGTAGCCAAGGGTGATTGGACATTTAATGGTGATCTTAAAATTGTCGCATTTCCACCAACAACAGGCAGATATGTTATACTTAATACAACTCTTGGGGATGGTGGTCCAAGCAACGGAGATGCCATCGCAGTTCAAATTGATATATTGGAATAATTAATAATACTGACCGTATATATTATTATCGGTATTATTCATGTCATAGACACGTTCTTGGCTATCCACATTAACATCGAAGTCATAAACCTTTTCATCGGTTGATAATGATGGGAATAAGGAAGAATTCTCCTTACCTGCGAATGGATTATCGTATACTTGATCATTACCTAATTCCATAGGTGCATTGGTTTCAAATGAAGTCTCATAGCGTTTTGCAGTGATTTTCCATACATAATGGCCCATGGCTGGATTAATTCCATCTTGAACACTTTGATCAATTGCTTCAGTTATACGAAATATCTTAGCTCCCCTATTTCCGGGTCTATCACATCCAAGAGCAGTGATCGCTATTAGATCATCTGATTTGGGTTCTATTCGTTGTCCATTGGCTGTTAAGAAATCTAATCCATCAGTTGGAACAATTATAAGTTGATTATTTTGATCATATAATGGTATATTATTAGCATCTACTATATATGTTATGAATCTATCCGTGAAATCATCAATTGATATATATGCAACTAACTCGTCATCTGACATCATTCCAAATTGGGATAATGATATAGCTTCTTCTAATTCTAGATATGATTTTATGATGAAAGGATCGAAATATTCTTGTGTTGGATGCTCACCATATAATGCATTCATGGCGGATAAGTTAAATCCATTAACATAGTAGCTTATTTCAACTCCGTAATTGTTAATTAACTCTTGATATTGACTTCCAAAGATTACACGTTCAGCTTGAAAGTTTGATGGATCAGCAAATCCTCCACAATTAGGATTATACACTCCTGCGAAAATATTAACAGGATCTAAACATGAAAGTGGTGTGGCTGGACATCCCATATCAATTATTTAACCGATTTGAATACTCTTCCAACAGGTTTCCCATTAATACTGGTCATTTCTATTCCCATACCACTATTTCGAACATTATTAAAGATTTTACCATGTTCATATTCGTATCCCAGATCTAATAATTCCATGGGAGTTAAAATACTACCCGGAATATTCATTTTAGGGTTATCTTTTTTATAGGGTCCAACAGTATGTAGATTTTTCTTATCAGGTCCGACTATATTAGGATTTTTACCATTATGTGCTTGTATGGATGGAGCAGGAGTTCCATCAGCCAAGTTATGACGGTATTCAAGAATAAATTGTTTAAATGATTTCACTATAACTATTTAACAAAAAAGCCCACCGAATGGGTGAGCTTGATTGATTGAATCATGTTATCTAAAAATTACTTGAAGTAATCAGAGGCTTTCTTTAGGGTTGAACCGGGAACCTGATTGTTCTTACCTTGTAAGGCTGTAATCGGAGGAGCACTATTACTAGTATTCGTATCATCGGTTACATCAGCTTTGGCTTGACCACCTTTTGGTTTTGGGGGACCGGACACTTTATTATCTTTTCCCATAAATGCTTTCTTTTTATCCGGTGCGGTCTTGGTTCCAACTTCTTCGTCTTCTTCAAAGGACATTTCATCCTCTTCTGCTCCGAATTCATCTCCACCTAAATCATCTTCTCCACCAAAGTCAAGGTCATCTTCACCACCTAGATCATCACCTAAGTCTTCTTCACCACCTAAAACTGCTTGTAGAACGTCCACTAGTTGTTGGGCTACGTCTTTAGGTAATGTGAATGTTACTTCATCTCCACCTAAATCATCTTCTCCACCAAACTCATCACCCAAGTCGGAATCCGGGGTTGAATCATCTAGACCAAGGGCATCCACATCGTTATCTTCTTGACCGAAGTTTTCCTTAAGGACTTTACTGTATAGTTTATCGAATACTGATTTACTCATAATACTATTTACCATTCTTCTGCTATTTTTTTTACTTTCTTTAAGTTTTTTGTTCCAGATAGCATCTTTTTTTACTTCATCGGAATCTATTTCTTCGGAATCATCGGAGTCATCTACTTTTTTCTTTTTATTAGAATAGAATTCTCCCACTTTATCACCTTTGGTTTTTTTATGGGGTTCTTCTTCGTCTTCATCTTCATCACAAGGGCAGTCCTCTTCATCATTTAAGGCTTTGTGATAACCATCGGTTTTAGGGCCATCCCCAATCAAATCAGGTTGATCACCAAAAGCGTTTTTATTCTTATGTTTAGATTCTTTTAGGGAATGTCTCAATG